ACTGGATGATGCGAGTCACCGGGTATTCGTTCGGCGCCGGAGTGACTGAGCCGTTTCCCGCAAGCGTCGTCGTCTGCGGCGATACCGTGCGTGCGTCGGCTACCGAACTGAGGTCGGACGCGTCCGTATTCACGATGCCGAAATTGGCGCCGATGTTGAGGCCGACGCCGGACCCAGCCCCAGAAACGAAGGAGCCAGCGACCTTGAGTTGTCCGAGCGTCCCTGTAACCGAGATGCCGTTCGCGTTCGATGACAGCGCCGTGATTTCTACGTCGTTAACGTAGATACGACACGCGGTGGCCGATGAAATGCCAGCGAGGCCAGCCACCGAAAGTTGCGTACCATAAATGAAGTATGGGCACGTGCCCTGAAGGTCGAGGCAGATGGAGGCGCCGTCCGCGAAGATGCCCGCGAGCACGCTGTCTTTGATGATAGTGACCGTCGCAGACCCAGAGGTCGACGTGAAACACTTACGGAACACGCCGCCAGTAAAGACGCGGTCGATGATGACATTGCTTACATTACCCGCCGCCGAGATAGCAGCGCCAGTGCTCGTGGACGAGTGGCCGATAGCCAAATTAGCGATGGTATTCGTGGCTACACTGCCGGTCGTCACGTTCAAAGTGATAGCGTTGGCCGTGGCATTGTTCAGTTTGATCTGCGATGCCGTGCCGACGCCTAGAAGGTTCACAGATGCAGCGGTAATGCTCAGGGCAGCGCTGGTTAGGTATGTGCCAGGCGGGAAGAACACTGTTCCGCCGCCGCCTGCCGCAATGACGTTGATCGTGGCCTGAATCGCCGTGGTGTCGTCTGCGATGCCGTTGCCGATAGCGCCGAAATCCTTCACGCTGCGCTGAACCTCGGCGAACTTCGTGAAGATGGGTCGCGCAACTGCGCCCGCCTGATTGTCCTTGAACTGCCCGTCCGTACCCCCAGTGCTCGCCGCCAGCGCAGACAGAACGGTGTTCAGGTCGGCGCCCGTCCAGTTGGAGTTCGCCACCGCCACCAGTTCGGCGCGGTCGCCGTCGATGCGGGCGATATCCGCGAGCGTCGCACCGGCCGCCGACTTCACGACAGCCCGGAGCGGAGTCGCCGTATACACCGCCGTCGGAGTCGCGCCGCGCGCATCGAGCGTGATGGGCTGCGAAAGCGGCGTGGAAAGCGAGTCGTCGCCGTAGACCACGGCCGGCGTCAGCGTGCCGACATTATAGAACGTGATGGTTCCCGAGGCCGCGGACGTGCCGTAACCCGAGTAATACGCCGATTCGATGAGTTTTCCAGCCACGTTAGGCGAGCCTCCGGGGGACGAGCAGGCCGAGTAGAGCAGAATAGCAATTGCAATGGAAGTAAGTGCGCGCATGTGGGTAGCCTCCACCCCGGAGGGTACGCGCAACTTTTGCGGAAGTCATCATCTATAGCTCCCGCCGTTCGAGTAGGGCGTGCCGTAGTAACTCGCAGTCCCCCACGGCACGAGCTGGACGTCCGCGCGCTCGCCGTCTTGCAAGAGACACTTGTCACGCTCTGCTTCGAACATGGCCTTGAAGTGGCTGATTCTGTCCATCGCTAGGCCGTAATCGGGCGCCAGGTCGAGCGCGAGCCCATAGACTAGGCATCGAATCCAGAGCTGCGGCACGTCCAGCGTATCGGCATCCGTGTTCTGATCGCGAGCGCGGACGACGGCGGCGTATTCGACGGTATCGCCCGTGTTCGCGGGGACCGGGTAGAGCGTGACCCTCAAGAACTGCAATCCGTCCGTGTCCAGCGCCTTCTCGACGAAGTACTGGTTCGGGATGGCCGTGATGGTGCGGTCGCCGACCACCATGTACTCATCGCGGGCCATGGCGCTGACCTGGCTGCCCGTCGTCTGCCCGGCCACCGTGTAGCGCATCGGTGGGTCGATGTCGTTCACGTCGCTGGCGATGACGTACGCCGCCTGCCCCGCAACCGTCGTGAACGTCCGCCGCGCCACCCGCCACGTCATCATGCCGTCGGCGTCCATCGACTTGACGAGCGCGTTAAGCGTGTCGTTCGCATGTGCCACGAGCGGCGCCGCTTCCTGAGCAGGCGACACCACGCCAGGCCCAATCGCGCCCACGCGGGTAAGAGCGAGCTGCACGACGCGAGCCCGGTTCGGGTTGACGGTCGATGTGGCGGGTACGGCCATGGGCTAGTAGCGGATAGCCGGCTGTTGCTGGTAAGTCGACGGCGCGGTGGTCTGCCCGACGCGCGCAAGCTGGCCCTGCTGCGCCTGTTGCGGCATGACCTGCGGTTGCGGCCGGTACGTCGACGGCGCCGTCATCTGGCCAAGCTGCGCCGTTTGCCCTTGAGCAGCGCCGAAGGTGCCCGGCGGATACTGCGGCTGCGCCTGCTGCATCCCGTATTGCGGTGACATCTGGCCGGCGCCGCCGCTCGGACCCATGCTCTGCCCCATGCTAGGGCGCGCGGCGTAGGCGGCGTATCCCTGCGGCTGCGGAGCCATGCCCTGCTGCGGCGGGCGCGCCTGCATCTGCATCTGTCGCGCGGCCATCGCCTGAGCGACCGGGTTCATGTATGCGCTGTACATTTTGCTACCTCAAAACTGCGTGGTGAAGGCGGGATTGCCCGAGCGGAACATCTGGCCTGCCGTCGCGGCGAGGTCGGCTTGCCATCGAAACGCGGCCGTACTCGGGGTGTGCATCTGGCCGCCGAGCCCGCACGTGCCGGTGCAGAGAATGGAGTCCGTGCCGTACGAAGGCGCATAGTCGTCGAGCGCGAACGTCTCGACTCCCTTGGTGACGAACTTCTTCGCGGCATCAAGGGAGCCGGAGTCGAGTTGCCCTTGGATCGGAGCCATCATGCCGGCGCACTGCCAGTCGTAGACGTTGCTCGCGTTCTGCTTCGCGACGACGTTCAGCGTGGTCGTGAGGCACGTCTTCGGCGCATAGGTGCCGTTGAAGCTGGTCAGCGTCGGCGCATCGGCGGCACGCGAAGTGGACGTTGGCAGAAACGATGGGTTGCTCGTGAACGTCATGAGCCACGCCCAAATGCCGCTGACAGTGCTCGATAGGCCCTCGTAAGCGGCGAGAGAGCGTAGGGCGGCGGCCCACGAAGCTGACGTGACCGTCGACCCGCTCACGCCCTCGGCGTACTCCCACGAGCCAGAGCCCTGCGAGAAGCCGTTGGCATTATGGTAGCTGCTGAAAAGCTCCTTGGGGAATCCGGTGGAGAATCCGGTATACGTGGTCCCTGTCGTAGCGTCGAAGGCGCCGACTGACCAGAATGCCCGCCCGGCGGCGATGGACGCCGAAAGGAGCATCTGCGGCGCGGAGATGAAGGCGCCCGCCGCCGCATCGGCACCATGCATCTCGTCGCCGACCAGCTTGAGTAGGGCCGCCAGAAACTCCACGGCCAGCAGTGAGTCCGGCACAAATTTGTTGTCATGCCCAGACGCAAAGTCCCAGAGGTTCGTCCAGGCACCATAGCTCGTCCGGCTCGTGCCGGCAGAGTCAGACGTCGTGTAGCCACTGATCAGAAGGCCGCCGCTCTGCAAGTTCACCAGCGAATCAGCGAAGCCGCGCGCGCTCGCCAGATACTTCGCGTCCCCGATGTACTGGTACGCCGAGAGCATCCCGAGGCCAAGCCGCGCCTGGTCTGCCGTCTTCCACTGCAAGGAAGGGTTGAATACGGCGCCGTATCGAAAGGTGTTGGTCTTCGTGAACGAGGGGTTCATACCGAATCCCTGCTGCTGCGAGAATACCCAGTCTGCAAGCTCCTTCAGCTTCTGCTTCGCGCGCGTGAGCCAAGACAGCGGGCGCTTGTTTTCCGCGATGAGCTGCGCCAAGTAGCGCATCGCCTCGCCGGCAGACTGCGCAGAATAGCTCCCTTGCGTCACCTGAATGCCCGTGCCCGACTGGAACGCGACGCCCGGCGCGGCGCCAAGGCGCCGGCCGCCCGTCCACCCGCTATCGACGACGTTCGCCTCGGCGATGAAGTTGAATAGCGTGCCTTCCTGTCCGTAATTGTCCTTGAGGACGTACGGCACGCCGAACGGCGGCGGGGGTGCCTCGCGCCGCTTGTTCGAAGCGGCGGCAA